CCTGCTACAAGATCATCAACCTTTTGTGCAACTTTCTGTACCGTGTCGTCAGTAATAGCCAGATTTCCGTTGAACCCAGTGGCATCAACCGTAATCTCACTAGCCTGGTAGTCACCGGCAGCCGCCGTGACAGCCCCAGTACGCCCCTCGAAACTCGCGACACCTGCTACTCCAGAGACCAGGTCTGCTATCGTCGCAAACACATTGGAGGCATCCGGTGATGCAGCTCCATGTATCGCGGCAAGCTCGTCAGCAGTCAGACCAACCGCGCTACTTGGCACAGCTTCCAGCGCAAGAAACTCAACCAGCGTCAGATCACCACCAGCATCCTCCAGCGTAATCAGCCCCGACGTGTAGGACCTGTATCCAGTCAACGATCCCCACTGCGCCTTGAACCTCCAATAAAGTGTCGGAACGAGGCTCTCAGTCGTCTGCAATGGCACAACCACTTCTGTGTCCCGCACTATGGTTGCATAGACTCCAGCGATTCCATCGCCAAGAATCTCGTCGTATCCAAGCTGTGGCACACCGTTGGCGTCTACCAGCTCCCACGATACTGCAACTTCTGTAGTCGCAGTTCCTCCAGGGATCTCATATGGCTGAATGGTTACATTACGCGAGGGCACAGGCACCTCGGAACTTAGGCAAGTACTCAGTCAGAAAGCCGGGCCACATGGAGTTGTATGCACGCTGTGCCGGACTCGGAAGCTTACGCTCCTCTGTGCTGCGCTCGAGCTGCATCACTGCGGCCCACACGATGAGATCGTGATACCGCTCATCCCACGGTGGCTCGTCAGCCGCTGCAACAAGTCTCGACTTCTTGTACTGCCAGTTGCCGTTAATGGTCCAAACACCACTCGGCGTTGGCCACACAATCCAGCGATCTGACGGGGCGGAGACCAAATACAATGGATAGCCTTCGCTGGGGATCTCCGATTGCTCCTGCACTTGCCAGTGATCATACTCCATTGGGTAGATCGGCCACCGACCAGTGTCCCCATCCTTGGTTGCATAGAGTGAATCCCACTGGACAGACTCAATCCAGGGCTTCCAGTACTCACGGACTCCATCCTCGGTGTCGAAGATCTCGCCACGCTGGTTCAAGAACTCCCAATGACGCGAGAAGTCCATGATCCAGTCAAATGCAAGCTGCGCAGCTCGGATGATTTGGCGGCGCACAGGGTCTTCGACGTACAGGTCTCCATTCCCATCTTTCCCTAAATCCACAGAAGAAAAGCTCAACGGAACCCCGTTGAGCTCTTCATGGATGCGCTCGCAGATTTGGAGAAAGTTCATCTCACCGCCGTGTGTAGTGGCGTCGCAGGTCTTTCAACCAAGAGATACCCCGCTGCGTATCCTCGACAACATCGAAGTTGTAGCGTGAGGTGCTCTGCTGGAAGAACCGATTGTGCTGCGTTTCAGGTGCACCAACTTCGCCGCCAACATGGGAGACGTAATCGGGACGGGCCTTGAGCAGCTGCGCAACGTGATACCGGCGAACCTTGGTGGCGACACCAGGAGTCAGGTACGCACGATCTCCATTGACGCCCACGGGCACTGCTGGCTCAGCCTCTTGTTGGCCAAGCGGATGAAGCAGGATAGTGACCATTTCGCGCATGAACGCTTCGTCGGCCATCAGTTGCTTGTAGTCAGCACCAGCTGGGACTTCGTCCACGAGCTTCTCAGGCGCGAGATCAATAACCGGACCCGGCGTGTCGTCGGCTTCGGCAGAAGGCTTACGGGAGATAATAGTTGTCATTGTAACCTCAGTGGGGGGATGCGGTATAGACTACCACATCCCCCATCAGAGCATCAGCCGCGATACAGCTCGATGATGCACTCATCGTTGTCGGTGATCAGGCAAGCCGACACATCAAACTGCAACTTGCCACCATCCATGCTCACACCAGCAGAGCCCTTGGCAACTGCGGTCTTGTCGCCAGCAGCAACCTGTGTGTAACCAGAATTGGTCAGGTTCGTGGTGTCGTCAAGATACCATTCGCTAACCGTAGCATCAGTGGTGTTGTAAATGCGCACCTTGCCCGGCTGGAACAGTACGCCATCAGACGCCTTCAGATAGAAGTCCGCGGCGGTGTAGGTGCCGTAGATGAGTAGACGAACGCAGTCAGCGTTAGGGGTACCCCCCTGGCTGAGCACCTGAACAGACATGCCGGTAACGGCAGAAGCGGCAACGTAGGCCATGATATTACTCCGTCAAAAAGTGGGCGGCGGGGGCCGAGTAGTAGGCGACATACGACGAGTCGGAGGAGCCATCTCCATCCAGATCGTCAGTACCAGCTGTCCACTTCGTGTCAGCCTTCGACCCTACTACGAACCAGCCAATGGTAGCTGTGCCGGCGGTGGTGGCGATTGCACGAGCAGCGGCCTCAGCAGCCGCAGCTGTCGTGTAGACCTGATCGGCAGCGGCGGCCTTGAACGTGATCGTGCCAGCGCCAACAATCATCGCCACGAAGCCACCGTAGAAGACTCCGGTGGCGCCAGCATTGTTGATGGTGTCAGTGATGCCGAGGGCGGTGCCAGCGGTCACAGCCGCCTTAGCATAGGTCACACCGTCGATGCGGAACTGAAACGCCGTGGTAGCGACGTTCTCAGGCGTGGAGCCTTGGCTCAGCGTTGTGGCGTTGATGACCGAATCGGACTTGAGCTCAGCAAGCTCTGACTTGACCGCCCCAAAGAGCTCTCGAAGAGCCCTCTGGGTCGATGGGTCAGTGACTTCCTGAATCCTCTGATTGATGGATGCAGTAGTCATTACTTACCTCACAGGTCGGTTGCGCCGACTTCGACAACGGCCATCCAGTCCTGGTTGGTGATCTCCGCCGCGTGCCAGGTGCCGGCCCAGACATACCCACGTTGGCCGCCCGGATCGGACTTGGACTTGACGTTGTGTGGGATATGGTTGGCGTCGATGGAGTCCATACCACGCAGAGCGACCTGCTTGAACGCATTCTGGCCCAGCACGATCATCGGATACACGTCGATGACAGAGGATGTGGCCTTGAGGCCAGTGGCGCCAACAGCCGCACCGCCGCCGGGGTAGTAGGTCAGCTCAGCGGAGAGCATGAACCGGAAGCCATAGGCAGCGCCGATCTCAGATGGCGAAATGGGCTGGGTCGTGCCATACTCTTCCACACCCTTGAAGTCAGCCAGGTTGCGGATGTCGTACTCAAGGTCCGGATGGCAGTACACCGGATACGAGGCCTGGATTGGATAGACGGCGTACTCGGGACCGGCTTTCAGGGCCTTGTGCTGCGGCTTGCAGTAGTACCGCTTCAGGTCACGCTTAACCTTCTCGAGCAGGTTCTTGGTGATCGTGCCGTTGACGGTGGCAGTCGTGGTTCCGGTACCGCCGTAGAAGGCATTGGTGGCCGCCTTGAGCTTGCCATAGTTGTACAGCTCACGAACCAGACGGATGCGCTGGCCGGCGAACTCGACCTCCTGCTGCGGGATGTCGTCTTCGTACAGCTCGGCGGTGTCGTTGCTGTAGGTGTACAGCACGTCGAACTGGTACGGAGTCGCGGTGATGATGGTGGAGGTGATGGACTCTGCCCCACGCGTCACGCCCTCAGACGTGCGATGGTAATCCACGATCTCATCATCCTTGCCGGCGGCAACCCACTGGTTGTCAACGCCTGCGGCGCCGTAGCCGGACGGCAGGATGAACCGCTTCCACTTGAGCGTCTTGCCGGAGTTCTTCGGCATCTGCTCGGTTTCACCGGCGGAGGAGAGACACTCTTCAAACATGGCATGCTTCAGAATCATGCCTTTGACCGCACCAATTCGGGCGGTATCAGTTGCGAAACGATGGCCAGCCATGGTTATTTACCTCTCTTAGCTTGCCTGTTTGAACACACTGGCAAACCCGTCCGCCTCAGTGCGGAGCTGGGAGCCACCGGATGTGGAGCGACCAGCTGACCTGGTCTGAGTTGCTCCGGCAAGCCGAGCGGCTGAGGCGCCGGCCGACTCTGACGCTTGACGCGTCTGGTTCCTGTAAAAGGCGTCGAACGCCTTGAATGCCTGACCGTAGGCGTACGGGTCGGCCACGCGGCCATCCTGGCGGCGTGCTGTGAGAGCTGCGCGGGTCGCATGATCCGCACGATCCCACCACTTGAGAAACAGCTTGTGAGTATCGGAAGATGGCTTCTCGTGCCAGCCTTCCTTGTCGAACTCAGCCATGTCAAAGGCGAAGGAGGGGGTAACTGCGTCGAGCCAGCGCTCTGCGTGCTTGTAGTCACGCTCGCCAAGAAGGGGCTCGAGCAGCGGCCCAAGGGCCTCTGGCGACAGATCCCGCTGCTTGACGGACGAAGTCAGCAGCTCCTTGAGCATTTCCCCAACGCCCTCGAACTTGGGGTCGTAGGAGGAGAACAGCGCCTCGATCTTGTGGACAAGCTCGTCAGGGACCTCGACAGCGGTCTGCTTGCCCAGCGCAGCTTGCAGCCCTTGGAGCTGCTGCTGCAGAGGCGAAAGCCGTTCGCCAACGCGGCCCTCCATTGCGGAAAGCGACTCGCGCAGCTCGCCAAGAGGGGATTCCCAGGCCTGAGGCTCAGGCGGGGCTTCACCCTCAACCGGACCACTGGAATCATCCGTGGTCGCGCCGAGGTCGTTGCCCTCTTCGTACTCATCAAGAAACTTGTGTTGGAGGCTGAATAGCATGTTTTAATATTTCCTGTTCAAAGGATTGACCCCGTAGGAACTCTGTGTCCTCAATGGGGAGTCCTCGGCAACGTAGTTGCTCGAGCGTTAGCCTACCACGTTCCGCGAGGAAAGCAAGGAGGGAGTCGGCACTAAGCCAATTCTTTCCCCCCAAGGAGATTTGCTCAATTGATGAAATACTCATAGCTCATCCCCACCACTTGCGGCCCTCCCGCCTCCCCACCGGGCCGCTCAGCATCGCACAGATCGGTCCGCCGTAAAGCCCGCTTATGGCGCGCCCTACGGGCGCGCCAACGAGGCTTGACTGCTGCCCTAACCTATGCATGCCTGCGGCCCATCCGGTGGGAAGGCTAGGCCGCCCATCACGCGCCAAGCTCATTAAGCGCCTCGTCGATAGACGGCTCGGGTTCAGGCACCATCAATGGATTCTCGGGATCGAGCGCAGCGGCCCGGTCCTGCAGATCCGACTTGCCTTCTTGGCGGATGGTCTCCTGAGCAATGTTGGCGAGCCCCTGCGTCTGGACTGCTTCGCGGGCCTGCTCGATGGACTTGCCGGCAAGCTGTGCATCCAGCATTGTCTTGAGCTCGTCCATCTGGTTCTTGAGCTGCTGGACCTGGAGGTCGGTCTGGGCGCGGATCTGGGCCACCTGCACTGCCGGATCAGGCTGCTCGGCAGCGGCTTGCAGCTGCGCCAACTCTTCCTCAGTCGCCTTCACGTCGTCGTAGTTGAGACCGAAGCCCTCGACAAGGCGCTTGGCAAGCGTGGCTGGGCTCAGCTTGTAGGCCGGCTGGATGGCACGATCAAGGAGCTGGAGCTGTGCCTGCTGCTGGATCTCCTTCTCGACCAGGATCGAAGAACCCAGGGCCTGAGCCACTGCGTCGGTCTGGGCCTCTTCCGGGCCATAGAGTTGTACCCAGTTGTAGTTCTCGGTAATGATTGGCTTGCAGACATCATCGTCCCAATGTTTGACGAACAGGCGCAGATTCGTGGTCGAAGACCCCATGAGCGCATTAGTGACGCCAACGGAGTCGGATGACTTCTGACCCTGGAGCAGCAAGGGGAGCCCGGTGGTCTGCTCTGCCATCTGCAGCCAGTAGTTGATCCAGGGAAGAATCTGGGCAAGCTGATTAGGAAACTCCAGTGTCTGGATTGCATCCTTTGGGTTCACCTCCTTGCCACTGAGCGCCATGAGCTGGTCACGAACTGCCCGATAGATTTTATAGGGGCGATATTGGGAGTCATCACCATCAAGGGGCTCAATCACGCCCTCGATGTAGACGAGCCCAAAACCGACTGCGTAGCCGAGGTTGTCTTGGGCGGCGCGCACCGCAGCATTCAGGCCGCGCTGCGGTGTCTCGATCTGCTCTGGGATTCCAATCCCGAAGGGAGAGTCAATGCGCTCTTCCCACAGAAGGAACCGATAGGGGAGCTGTCGCGAGTCCGTAGGCAACGCATTGATCTTGACCAGCTTGTCGTTGATGAATTCAAGCTGCAGGTACTCGAAGCGATCGGTGGCCTCGCTGCTGCCAAGCTGTGCTTCAACGAGTCCACGGTGCTCGTCCGCCAACTTAGTCACGTTGACCTCACCAGTGCGGCGCCAGATCTCAAACGACTTCTTCTTGGCCCCTCCGACCTCGGTCACCGCCTTGGGCTCTTGTGTGAGCAGCCAGTCGATTTCCTCGACGAAGTAGCCGGGGGCTCCGCGCAAGTTGCGGAGCTGGGACTTGGTGATGTCCGGCACGACCTGCCACAGATGATCCCCGTTGTGAATCGAGGTCCCGCACTTCTTGTCGGGGTAGCAGTTCTCAACCGGGATGTGCTCCAAGGCGGGGCGACGTAGTACCTTCATCTCGAGCTCGAAGCGGCGAGCGAGCTGGAGCTCCTCAGGGACAGAAGCCACAAGCAAGTCCACGGCGTTGCGGACCTCGGGACTGAGCTTGCGCTCCTCCGGAAACGGGCCGTACAGCACGCCGGTGCCGGTGATCCCCGCTTCCTTGATCTGCTTGCGGGTCTTGGAGGCGAAATCGGTCTCGGTCAAGTAGTCCTTGATGATCTCACGGCACTTGGCGATGGACAGCTTGCGGAGATCAGGTGGCTGCTGCAACCGGGCGGCGAACCGCAGCGGTAGCTGCGGCACAAGCTCAGGCTGTGCCTCAAAGTAGGGGCGGAGCGCCTCGAGATCAGAGATGGGTGTCTCACGCAGGTCCCAGTTGTCACGCTCGCCAGCAGGGAGCAACAGGTCTGCGGTGCGCGCCGTACCAGCGTTGGTGTACGGGCGCGTGATGTTGACGGAGACTGTGGAGCGGCCATCACCGTCCGGCTCCGAGTAGCCACGGGAGATAGGGCCATCGAGGTCACGGGACTTCTCGAATCCAGTAGTGGCCTTCTCCGCGTCGCCGTGAGCGTACTGGGTACGGGCGCGCCGCCAAACGTCTTCGACACCAGAGTTCTTGCGGTGAGTGATGTCGTCGCCGCGCTCCTTGAGCAGCTCGTTGAGGTACTGCTGGGAGTCAGGCTCGGAGACCGATTGTAGGTTATTGGAATCATTAATCATCTGTGGTCTCCTTGGGGTGGGGTGGTATGGACTACCAATTGACCCCACTCAGTTACAATGCGTACGCATTCTGCCTGCGGTCACGCTTGGCAGTCTTTAGTTTTGGGGCGAGATTCTCAATTGGGCGCCCGATAGGAGGCACAAAGCTCAGCATGAGCGAGTCCCAGTTATCAGGGGACCTAGCGGCAAGCTTAGCTGGTTTGGAATTCCCAGCCGCAAAACGCCCTCGATACTCCTCTTTGGACTCAATGAGCAGCAAGCCAGCTTTGTACGAGTAGTGGATTGCGGTAGCTTGAGCCAGCAACTCCGGATCGTACGGGATGTACGGCTGCTCTTTCTCTAAGTAGTCTTTGGTCTGCTGGTGCAGCCAAGCACGGAGATTATAGTTATGGCCGTCGCCTATGCGAGCACCCGTATGCACGGCGGCGGTTATTGGCGCCCAAGGGGTGTATTTGAGCTGGTCTGCGGCGGAGCCACCAGGGCCGTCACGCTCGATGGAGATCAGCTCCACAGGTGCGGACTGCAGGCACTCGGTGGCAATGTCGCCAATTACCTTGGCAAGCTGGATACCATCGAGATGCGCGAAGGTGAGTACCGGCTTGTTGAAGCGGCCGCGGCGTCTGCGGATTTTGATCTGGTCATTACCCTGGCCGGCGGCATCGACGGAGATCCTCCACGGCAGCCGGGGATGCAATACAATCTCTGCCGGGTTGCGCTTGAAAGCATCAGTGATGAAGGAGGCAGGGATGAATTGCACAGCGTCAGAACTGTCGTCTTCCATGAGATACTGAGTCTTGAACACAATCTCAGTATGCTTCGCCTTGGTCTTGATATACCACGGCTCCTCTTCTGGAGGGAGCTGGGGATTCTGTCGCTTGCGTGAATCTTGCCACCACTCAAAAACAAACACTTGTGCCGAAGGGTGGCGCTGCTCGAGCTGCCAGAAATGACTACCTTTCCAACCAGAGGTCGGAATCGTGCCTCCATAGACGATGCGATTGGTGTTGGCAGAGAGGGAGGACTCGACGAGAACGGGATGCTGCAGCTCACCAAATTCGTCAGGAAACGCAATCGTACTGCGACCGCCGCGGCCGATGGAGTCACCAATCTCGCCAAGAAGCACGGAGCCATTAGATGGGTTGACGATTTGGAATGTCTTGGAAACCTTTTGCCAACCTAGTGGCTGCATCGGAACCGGAAGGCGGCCAATAAAGGTGCGCAGCTTCCAAAAGATGGAGTCTGGGTTCCCCGGCCCGGCGTCTACTTTCTCTTCCTTTTGTGAGCCGTAGGGGATTACCGCATTGGGAACAGCGAGCCAGAGAAGACAGCCGATGGCTGCGTTGATCCAGCTCATTCCGGCGTCGCGGTGCTTGCGGCAGACTCCGGTAAGGTCGTTGATGTAGAGGTAATGAACCCAGTCTACGTACTCGATCTGACGTGGAGTAAGAATAAATGGGCGGAACTTGAGCTTTGCGTCATTCTCGCGAGGATCGAATGTCCAACCCCAATCGCAGATGAACTCCGCCCAGTGACCATCAAGGTAGTAGGCCAACAAGTTGGCGAGAGCCCCCGGTCTGTCTGCCAGTCGTTTGAGCTGGCGTAGCCGGGCGGCGGCGACACGCTCGTAGTCGGGAAGCGGGTCGCGCCAGTCGATGGTCTCGGCGATGGCGATGGCGCGGGAGGAGGAGGACACTTAGCTTGGGTCTCTGATTAGCGTCATTTTGTGCTGAGCGCAGTACCGAAGAAATGCTTCGTGGTGAAGCTCCCCTGGTAGCATTTCGATGCCGTGCCCCAACGTGCCGCCCTTCCAGGAGCCCTTCTCTGGACCAACTTCCTTTGAGAACTCCAGATCAAGACTTCGTACAATCTTTGCGGGGCGGAACCAACGCAACCAGCTAAACCAACCAGTTCCGAACTTCCACTCGCGCTCCTCGATGTGGGTTTTGACGCTGATCTGCTCCCCGTCGAAGTCGAGGAACTCGAAAGAGATGGATGGACAAGCAGCTTCCGCTGCGTATTGTTCTTTATACTTATCAACTCCCTTCTTTCTGTCTGAGTCAAACTGTGTCCAGTACTGCTTTCCTTCCAGGTCATAGAAGCTAATGCGATGAAACTGCCACTGCCGCCAAGGAATGAAGTAACATTTGCTCTTTTTTGTGGTGCTGTCGCCTGTTTGTGGGCCGTAGTACAAGTGCAGCGCGTCGTCGTTGATTTTAAAGCCGTACTCATTCGAGTGCTCATCCCAGTAGCCAGGACTTGTGGCCCAGCCTTCTTTGGACAGATCCACCCATCTGCGCCAGGGCCTGACTAGGGGCGGCAGCTCCATCAGCAACGTCTTCATGCCAAGGTAGACACGAAGATGGCAACCAGGATTCTCGTCTGCACCGGAATCCAACACAAGCCCAAACTTTCTGTAGTTGTCTCGACTCCACGTGAACGGGCCAAAGTGGCTGTCGTTGTCGGCCCAGCGGCGAGTGGTTGTGAAGTTCATGGGAGGACTCTATTTAGTTTGTGTTACTTGAGTGCTCGGAAGCTTCGCTTCCGGTCGAGTAGGGATTACTCATCCTGGTCATCCCCACTGCTCCGCCATTGCTGCCGCAATACCAGAATACGTGCGTGCTCTAGTAGCTGCTCGTTCTTCTCCAGGGGAGGTCTTATCACCACCACAAGGAGTCTGGTTCGCCCAACGAGGTTTGCCGTCTATAAAGATTGGATCGACATATCTTGTTGGTTTCAGTGGGGGCAGCCCCTTCAGCCACAAGCAGGTTTCTTACTAGCATCGTGGCCAAACTCATAGGGTTGGACGATCTGCGTTGGCGACCCAATAACTGAGGACATGATTCCCACAGGGTTCTCAATACAGATCTTCTCGATGGGAGCGCTCCACAAAGCAACAAATAATGCAGCTGCCTCACGAGTTAGCTCTGGGTCTCGTATGCCACGAGTGGTCCAATGGATGCCAGATACACAGAGATAAGTGCATGGGGGAAACCCAATCAGCATATCCCAACCAGCAAACAGCAGCGGCAACACATCTCCTTGGTAATGCGGCCCATCAATCTCACTTGCTTTGAGGTCGCAGCTAAGTACTGTGTGCCCCTTAGCTAAGAAGGCATCACGAACTTCACCAGAGCACTCACAAGCAACAAGTATATCCATTATGTGTGCCAATGGGCTACGCCCCTTGGTCTCCTAGTGGCACCTGGAACACACCATCCTCATCAGCTTCCAGCTCAATGCTATTCGCAATATCCTCGAAGCTGGGCTTGCCGATGATCTGATTATAGGCGTCCAGCGGACTCAGGTCTCGTCCACGGTCCTCTTTCCGGTCCATACCGCTGAGATGCACGATGTGCTCTTGCGGTTGTGGTGCAAAGGCCCTGGTGGCCACCTGCTCTGCAGCTTCGAGATCATCGAACTGCGGAATGCGCTCGAGGATGCTGAGCGC